AGATAATAACTGTATTAAGCTTGGAGATATTATACTTGTTCCATAGCCACCATCATACCATAAATATCCATTTGTAATTCCCCAATCACCAATTAACCCCGCATTTGCTTTCATATTTCCATATTTATCCACTAAAAAGTTACCATTGTTTATATTAATACTTCCACCAATAAGATCTCCACTAAACGTACCTTTGTTTGCGGTTAAATTACCATCTTTATCAACCGTAAATGTCCCATTACCAAGATTGATAGAGCCACCTTTTAACTGACCGCTGAAAATGCCGCTAGAACCAGTCAAATCGCCCATAAAATGCACATTACCATCTGAGTCAACGTAAAACTGTTTGTTATTCCCCTTATAAATAGAAAATAATTCTTCACTTTGATTCGGTTGAATTCGTACAGAGTTATTACCACTTTTAGCAATAAAACCAGCATCATCAAATTTATAAGTACCTGAATTGTTTTGTAAAGTAAGATATTCTCCCAAAAATAATTTTCCTAAAATTGCTTCGGCATTTACGGCATAAACAGTATTTCCATTTTTGTCAATGGGAATCTTACCGATAGCCATTTTTGCACTCTGGAAACCATCATCTGAAAATACAATTTGGTTGTTAATAATCTTAATCTGTTCGGGATCAAAGTCATTCTTCTGTTCATTCCATTGCCTGAACCACATTCCAGTTTCGTCCCATGATTGATGTTGATTTTTTACAGGAATATTTGCAACATCTAATCCATATTTCCGCATTTCCTCAACAAAGTTACTCTGATTTACAGACTTATCGTATTGGTCTTTGTTAAACTGAAAGCTCATAGCAGCAGAGTTAGCCTGTGAAATGATACTGGCTACATCATTACATACACCATGCACACGAATAGCATCAGAGAATGTTACGTCAATCTTACTTGTGTCATTATAATCAACAGTAAAACTAATCAATCTCAGTTTAATAACGGTGTCGTAATCAGTAGCCATTCTTATAAAATTGCCAAGTTGGAAATATTTCAAGAATCCTTTGAATTGTGGAATAGTAAGAACATTAGAAAGAGTAGAAGAGTATTGATATTGTGGTCTACATTTTTTAGATAAATCTTTCCATGCAACATCAAATAACTGTCGCTCAATATCAAATCTTTCTGTATCAGTTGTATTATCTGTAGTAATATAATTGTCGTTACTATATGTTTCCTCTACAACATAAGAATCAAGTGTTTTCCATTCATCCTTAGTAAACCATTTATCCATATCCAACTGAGATTGAACAGCATTTCTTTCTGCGATAATAGAATTATATACATCTGTAGCAGAATCAACCTCAGACTTTCTTTTATTGTATTCGGCAGTAACATTGTTCAAATCCTCAAGATTTTGCTGATACAGATTATAGTTAAAAGAATTTGGCTTATTCATACCTTGGGCACAATAAACTTCATCTATGTTCTTGAACGATTTAACCTTTGAATCCAGAAAATCCAATCCATATTTCGTCCAATCTTTAGAATCCAAACTATCAGGTAATCTCGTTTCAAGTTCCTGAATAACACCAATCTGATCGCCAAGACGTTTCATGATTTCTTCATACTGTGGTTTTAAAGACTGATATTTCTCATTATATGCTTTCACATTATTCTGAATAGATTCTTCCATTTCTGGTAGGTAATACTCAAAATTGTAAATTTTATTTGTACTATTAGGATTAACTTCATTGATATAAATTCCGTCACCACCATTGACACGATAGCATGTAATAATGCTATTTTCATCAATGCTTTCTGTCATAGACTGCGCAAGATTATCCATTGAGACATAGATATTTGTATCTTCCCCATAATTGTCTAAATCATAAGCATTTATAGTCATATTGAATGTATCGAAAACAAACAAACAATTAAATGCTTCTGATACATCACCAGTCAAAAATGAATATATATCTATATCGTCCTCGTCAAAACTTCTCTGTTTGTTAGCAAGAGTAGCATCTACATGACCAACCGACCAACTCGGAGCAACATTTAATACTCGATGCAATAAACTTCCTTTAGGGTTTGTAGGATCGTAGAAGATGGTCTTTACATAATCGTCATACAAAATCTCGCCTGTATTACATTCAAAATCAATGAGTCGCTTATTGCACAAAGTACATTCCAATGAGTTTGCTGTAATACTTTTTGAGATCCCTGTATTCTCAATATTAGTCTCCACATGAATTTTATACCAACTAATGCCTTGAATCATAATTAGACGGTCTTCTTGAAAATCGTCATAATGTTCATACTTATTACCATTGATGTCTCTATAGATTTTAAAAGAAGCAGTCTGATATGCATTAAGATTAAAAGTGAGAGATAAATCATCATAAATACTTACTGCACCAAGAAAAGTTTTATCCTTTTTAGCAATGTAGATAATTGGTTTTTCAAGATTGTTCAAGAAATCAACGGGTAAATTAAATGATTGAACCGCCATCAGATCACCACCTTCCTTATTGGTCTATATTTCATAGTAAGAGTGCAATTACCCTCAACCTTAAATATGTTCGTTCTCTTGTTAATGTCGTTTACAATACGTGGAAGTTTATAGTTGGTATCGTTGTAGATTTTATGTGATATAGCTGTAGAAGTGATTTCTAAGATTGTTCCATCAATTTTTATAACTTCATTATTGATGCAATTATCCAGCTTGAAAATTTCACCCGATGTTTCATTGGTAATTTTGAGGTTACAAGCACTGGAAATATCAATTTCTATATCGGGATAAATATAACCAATTTCATCACTCATATCTACAAACTTTAACATACCAATACCATTTTCTGTTGTTGCCTTTAGTGTAATTAACTGTCCAAACCCAAATGGGGCATCTGTTGTCCCTGTGATTGTAATCCCAATAATATCACCAGCTATAGAAATAGGGGATACATTTAATTGTGCATTAAAATGAACTGTATCATAATCTAATCGTGTAACTGTGAATTCCTTATAATTATCTTTCCTCTGTAACCATCGAGCAATTGCAGAATACTCATATGAATCAATTGGCTCAAAATTCTGTTTCATAACTTGGAATTCAAACTTAATCGCTTCTGAATAACTTGAATTTCCATTTTTATACCATCTATTTTGAATAGGAGAGGAGGTTAGTGTAAATTCAATATTGCCACCTGTCGTATCAGATGGAGTATTCCCGTCAAATTCACATACCATCAGTCCATACTCATCAGAGGTCTTATTATCAAAAGTAAAACCACGAGTTTGAATTGTCATGGCAACCTCCTTTCTTTTTACATCCTTTTCTTCATTTCTTTTTCATATTTCTTTTTGAGTTTTTTCATTTCTCTGTTTGTGCCAGAAAATTCTCTATTTAACTTTTGTGTCTCAGAAATAATATCCTGCAATTCCTGGATATCACTTCCAAAACTTTCAATTTCTTTCTCTAATTCAGTGTTCTCTTCCTGTAACTTCCGAATCTGTTCATCACGTTCAAGAAGCAGTTTTTCGAGAATACTTACTTTTCTTTCATTAGTCACTTCTGACATATGTTTTCCTCCATTAAAATAGGAGAGGACTATTACATCCTCTCCATAAACTATCTTCTTACACCTTTAGTATAGGTAGCTTGGTTAATCTTTCTTACTACATTTTCAGCCTGTTTTTGAGCGACACCTTCCATCTGCTTAACAATCTGGTCTGTAGCGACACCTTCAACAATCGTTCTGTTGTCGATTTGATAAGTAGGAGATTGTGATGAAACTTTCTCAATAGGAATGTTCTTCAGATTGCTAATAATAGAATCAATCTGTGGAATAACAGGCTTAAAATTCAATAACGCTTGCGTCTGTTCCTTAGAAAGTACAGCTTCGCCACGTTGTAAGAAACTAATACCATCTTCACCAGAAAGTTTAACAAGATCCTTAATCACACCGCCAGTTGAAAACGAAGCGTCTTTTATAAGTTTCTTGAGAGCTGAAGCAATTTTCTCTCTATCGTTTTTACCAGACAAATCACTTTTTACAGATACACCAAGTTTCTTCGCAAGGGCAACTTCATTAGCTATACTCAGAACTTGTTTATGCTGTTTATCATAAAGATACTGATTAAGAGCACCGTAATACGATTTCTTGTGCGTTGCCGATACTGAATGCTTAGATATCCATTCTGTAATATCACTTGCTTTCTTTCTGAGTTTATTCAACTCTTGTTGTTTATCGGTATTGTTACTTTCGGAAGAACCAGAACCGTTTCCGCTTGAAGTTCCTGAACCATTTGATGATCCAACGCTTTGTGTTCCCGTAACATTTGTCTCTGCATACTTGGCACTTGCTTCAGCAGCTCTATCGGCAGCATCACAAATAGATTGCCATGAAGACGCAATCAAACTAAGCTGTGCGGTAATGTTTGGCACATTAGATGATAATGTACTTGTATAATCGCCTACAGCAGATCCACCGTCCTTCCAAGCATTCACAATGTACGTAGATACATCGTAACCAGTATCCTTTGCAATTTTCTCAATGTTTGATGCAACCTGTGAAGAGTTAGCATTAACATATGTGAGAGCATCAGAGAAGACCTTATTGGTATCTTTCAGGTAGTCTTCAGCAGACTCTTTACTCTTGGTGAGCATATCATCGAGTGCTTTTTCTTGATCGGATACAGAACGATCATACAAAGTATCTGACTGTTCTTTTTCGGCATCTTTCAAATCGGATTTCAATTGCTGAAGCTTTTTACGATTTGATTCTGATGAATCGCCTTCCAGTGCCGCAATCTGCTTGCGCAAATTAGCAATGTTCTTGTTTTGATCAGCAATCTTGGATTGAAAATCGTGCAAATCTTTTTCGGTTTCTAACAATTCCTTTTTCTTCGAAATTGCTTCTTCCAAAGCATCATTTTGTGCATCTAATCCTTGCTTTACATAGGCAACTAATGACTTCTTTGCTTCATTTGCAGACTTAATAGAATCACGCTGACCTTGCTGATACTCACGAAGTTTAGAGTTATAATCAGTAAGACCAATTTTTCCACTATTATACATCTCATTCAGATCAGCAATAGCATCTTTGTACTTTTGAGCCTCCGCAAGATATGTATCATAATTCTGTGCAGTCAACCCTATAGCAGTAATACCATCCTGCGTAATCATTCCCGTATTACTGTCAAATAGATTGTCAGAATCAAGCATGTCAACTAAGAAATCTGTCTCGTCTGTGATGTCTCCAAGCTTATTAAGCAACTCGTTAAAACGGTCAAACTTCAACTCATTGATAGATTTTTGAAACTCTGCAAGTTCCTGTTCGTCCTGTTGAATGGCTTCATAGACACCATTTAAAGCTTCTTGCGCTTCATACCATTCATTACTGCCAAACTTAATTGTAGATAATTTCTTTGCAAGTTTTCCAGCTTCTTCTTGTTTAAGCTTCATGTCAGATTTGACGGCATTTGCCTGACGTGCATAATAAGCTTCACCAATCAACTGACCTTTTGCTTCAGCTATATTAAGGGAATTGGAGACAGAGTTCTTTCTCTGCTCAATCAGCCCAGCTTTATTATCATACCTTGCCTGCACCTTATCAAAGCGATCTTTCCTAGCCTGACGAACATTAGAGGTATAATCCTCTTTAGCCTGATTATAATTATCAGTTGCGGTATTCTTTGCAAGAAGATATTCATTATGTGCTATGCACTTTTTCCTAAGAGTGTCATTTTCAATCTTGTTAATAAGATTATACGAAATTGACTTATTGGATTTTAAATTACTCTTAATAGAATTAAATTCATTTTGAGTAAGACCAATGTTTTTAGCTTTTGTTTTTTTAAGAGACTTTGTAAGAGAACTCTTATTGGATTTATAACTCTTTGTTGCACCAGTATAAGCAGTTTTTGAAGCTGATAACTGGCTATTGTAGTTTTTAATAATCTGTTTATACAGATTGTCAATATCAGACGTACCGATTTTCTTTGTTGGATTAAATGTAAGATTACCTACCTTGGCATTCAGAATATCCATCTTTGTTCCAAGTTTTTCAATCTTATCAGAAGCACTGTCAATCGGGTTGTTCGCTAAAGTCTCATATAAATCCTTTAACTGATCCGTAAGACTGGTAACCTGTTCCTTGCAAGATTTTGCCTTTTCATACCAAGTCTGATAATCTTTCATGGCATTTTTCAGGTTTTCATTTTTGATAGTCTGGATTCCATCAGCGTCCAATGTACCATTACGGATAAGTTTCTTGTAATGTTCCAGTGTCTTGGATGATACACCTTTTTTGACCTTTTTTACATTCTTTCCGCTGCTAGAAGATGTAGATGTTGCATTGTTGATTTTGCTAAAACGTGAACCAGATACAAAATCCTTACGAGATGAAAGCTTGGAAACTCTTACAGATGCGCCAGTATGAGGGGATTCAATAAACTTACCGTCTCCACCATAAATACCTACATGTGTGATGTTGTTTTTGCTTCCAAAGAATACTAAGTCACCAGCTTGCAAATTTTTCTTCGATGTGATTTTTGTCCCCATCTTAGCCTGGTCAGCCGCATGATGTGGTAAACTTACACCAAACTTCTTGTAAATCTGCTGTGTAAATCCAGAACAATCCGCACCTTTTGTAAGACTTGCACCACCCCAAACATATTTCAGTCCAAGATAATCTGTAGCAGTATCATATACAGCATTTCCACCTGTAGAAGAAGATGATGAAGTTGTCTTTTTGCTATTCTGTGTTTTTGCGGCTTTATTGGCATATGCCATGTATTTCTTATATGCCTTTTCCTGTGCAGTAATAGCTTTAGTTGTAGCTTCGATAGCTTTCTTAGTCTGATTTTTCTTTTGACCAAATGTAAGAAGATCGTCAATCTTGTCTTTAGCCTTAGATGCCTTGTCCGTGAGATTATTAAGTTTGATCTCAATAAAGTCAAATACTTCGGCTGCATCGGATTTTGTTTTGGATTTGGATTTTGATTTTTTTGATGACGGAGATTTATAACTTGATGAACCAGAAGAATTTACTTTTACTTGTGGTATATCTAATTTTGCACCAGCAGAAGTTGTTACACCATTTACAATGTCTTGAATTGCATTGTTAATATTATTGCGCATTTCATTAGACATAATTGGATTGTCTGATAATCTTTGTTTTAATGCCGCAAGTTTATTTAAAGCTTCTGTACCTGCACCAGCCATTTTAGCAAGAGTGTAAATATTTTGACAATCTGCATCAGTTACAATAGTGTTTTTGTTACAATACTGTTTTTCCAATGTGAAAGCTGCAAGTTTTGCCTTTTCCTGTTCTGTAATATCACCAAGATTTTGAAGTTTAAGAATATCAGCAACTGTGGCATTTTGCAAATCTGTGGATGCATCGGCAGAAAGAAGTTTTTCAAATCTAAGTTCTTCTTCCTTTTTTGCCAAAGCCTCTGTTACAATTTGCTCGGCATTTTTAACGCCCATATCTTCAAGCTGAGTGATATAATACTGTTTGTTTTCATCGGTAAGATTAGCGAGAAAATTGCCATCATTTACCCATTCAGTAGCAAGAGCATTAGCTGCTTTCTGGCACTGATCCATGCTAGATTCAGAACTACCCATTACCTCTTCAAACTCATCCCATGATTCAAGACCACGGACTGAAACATCAAATCCTGCTAAATCAGAAGCGGATGCAACTGTACCATTTTTCTTGTCAGCAAGCATATCAGATATCTTAGAAATCTGTGTAGACATAGAAGAGAGCTGCGTAGAAGCGTTTACAAGACCATTTATTTTCTGTGCAAGTGCCTCTGCTGATAAACCTGTTTCATTCATCAACTGCTGACCACCAGCCAAACCTTCAAGTGCGTTTCCTGTTAATTGTCCTGCATTTGCAAGGTCAAGAAGGTCATCTGCCGCACCTTTTAAATCGGAATCGTCTGTGTTTTTGAGATTGAGCCATGCTTCGTCAAAAGAAGCGATAGATGGGGCAGCAGAATCAGCAGCATTACCCGTATCTTCAATAGCATCCACACCAGCATTCAAATCATCACAGAAAACTTTAAGATTAGAATCTTTTTCCCCTAAAAACTCTGCGCTATTAATCGCATTCATGAGATTAGGATATTTTTGTAATTCTTCCTCTGTAAGCTTACCTTCTTGTGCCAATTGTTGAAGATCTTCTTTTGATTTCTCAATTCCGTTTGTATTGAAAATTTCTGAAATCTGAGAATTATTCCATCCTACTTTGTCAGTGTAAGAGTAGATTAACTTAATTATGTCTGCAATTTCTTGATATTTTGAAATTGTATTTTTTTCATCGGAAGACAAAGATTCTCCATTAGACTTCTTTTTGACAGCATTATCATAGGCATCTTGAAGATTGTTCTTCTTCTTTGTGAGATCTTCAATATTATTATTTAATGATGTTGTATATTCATCTACAGTATCAATACAATCTTGTAAATTCTCTTCATAATACTTAATATCATCCTTAGAACCAGATTTCAAGGCTTTGTTATATCTCTTTTGTGTCTTTTCCATCTGCTCCGTATAATATTCAAAAGATGCTAAATTGCCAACAATATCATCGCTGTTTCGAGCTTCCTGAAATACGCCAGTTGCTTTTGACTGAGCAAGTTGAGTATCAACCGCATTTTTATCAATATCACCTTTCCCATATTGCTTATTAAATGCAGTTACTGTTTTATCTGCCGCCTCTCGCGCAGAATTAGCCTTCTCTTTTTCTTCAATATTTTTTTGAAGCTCTAACTGTCGAGTAGCTTCTTTTAATTTGTCTAATTCTTCCTGTTCAACATAGGTAAGTTTATCTTTCTTATTAAGTTCATCAATTCGTTTATTTTGTTCGTTTAACTGAGATGTCGTTTCTTCTAGTACGGATTTCGCAGAAGCATATTCACTAGTAGCTTTATCCATAGCTTCATTTGCCTTCTCGACACGATGAATCCAGTTATCTATTGCTGTGATAGCCAGTTGGATGCCTTCTGCGATAAGCATACCAGCAATCATATTTGCCGCCATCTTTAATCCTTCTAAAGCAATATTAGCAGCTTTAGCACCAATGGTCATTTGCTCTAATCCATTATTATAAGCAATAGCAGACTGTTTTGCTGCATTCTGAGCATTTTTTACATCATCAAGAGATACTTTAGTTAAGTCATTTTCTTGAACAAATTTTACTTGCCATTTTTCGCCTTCTTTTAGGCAATTAAAATAATCCTGCCAAGTTTTTTGACCAGCTTCTATTTTTTCTTTATTATTAAGAAGTGAAGCCAAAATATTAGATGGATCT